AAATTCCCAATCGACAATATCGGTCAGAAGGAATTCAAAGATTTTACCGTTGTGCGGGAGCCGGTGATTCCGATCGGCGCCATCGTCGATTACTGCGAGCAGCTGATGGAAGAGTATACGGTGGTTAAGATCACGATGGACACGTACCGCTATACCCTCTTCAAAGAAATATTTTCCCAGCGCGGAATCTCCATTGAATCAAAGGATATGCCGAGCGGAACGGTGCGCCTGATCCGTAAGCTGCCATCGGCGGTCGGGATTATCGCGCCGACAATCGAGAAGCTGTTTGCTGAGAGGCGGATCGACTTTGGTGCATCTGCGATTATGCGCTGGTACACCAACAATACTGCAGTAGCCGTCGATAAGTACGGCAACTGCCAGTATGTGAAGATAGAGCCGGTCCGAAGAAAAAATGACGGCTTCATGGCTTTTGTGGCAGCTATGTTCAGCTCTGATCTGCTAAAGGAGACGATTATCTATGTTTGATTTTCTTTTCCAGAACAAAAGAGGAGAGCTTACCTCTCTCCTGGATATAATCGCCGCCAATACAGCAAAGATCAGCTTTGCTGCCCTTGCACGGGAGAAGGCGGTGAACATGATCGCGAAGGCGATCGCCAAGAGTGAGATCGTCGTATCGGATGGATCCACACGAGTCATCGATGACAACTATATCAGCCTGAATGTACGTCCGAATCCCAACCAGAGCGGCACAGAGTTCTGGTTCACTGTGGTAAAGACGCTGCTTCTAAGAGGTGAAGCCCTGGTTGTCCCTGTCTCCGGAAAGCTGTACCTGGCTCAGTCCTGGACCACAGATAATTATGTTCTGGCCGAAAAATACTACTCGAATATCACGATCACAGACGGGACTGATACTCTCTCACTCCATGCAAGGTATCCGGCTGGCGAAGTTCTCCATTTCCGCCTGAAGAATACAAAGCTGAGGCTCCTGGAGGACAGTGTCCTGTCTGCATATGGTGAGGTCATGTCGGCCATGACAGAGTTCAACAGGATCGCGGCTACGCCGAGGTTTAAATTCTCGGTTGACGCGAATGCCAGCTTCCGGAAGAAGGACGCGACCGGAGCCGAGGTTAAGATCACCCTGGATGATGTAATCGACAACCTGCGGGAGCAGCTCGGGAAAAGCGGCATCCAGGTCATCCGGGAAACCAAGGGCACAGAGCTCAAGTACATGGATATCGATTCCAAGGTCAGCGCAGAGGACTTTAATGCGATGGCCGACCGGATGAATGAGACCTGTGCGATGGTGTATGACATCCCCCTCTCGGTGTTTACCGGAGAGCTGATGGACTCTGAAGATGAGAATGCCACAAACGCTTTTGTGACATTTGCACTGGAGCCGATCGTTGAGATGATGAACGACGTTCTGGCCAGCAGGTTCGTGGGAACGAAGGAGTACATCAGAGGCGAGCGTGCTTTCATCTGGCTGGCCAGATTCAAGCATACGGATGTGATCGATACGGCCGACAATCTGGATAAGCTCCGCGGCATCGGTTTCTCCTTTGACGAGATCCGTGGCATGGTCGGATATGAGCCCCTCGGCACTGAATGGAGCCAGGCCAGGGCACTAACAAAGAATTACGCGGTGGAAGGTGAGGAAGGCGATGCTGCAGCAGTCGCTGATGATCCCGATGAGCCGAGTGATGATAGCAGTCATAAACAAAGCAAACATCGGGAAAGGAGGAAAAAGCGGTATGGCAGATAAGAAGTTCTATCAGCTGGTGAAGCAGGACAGCGAAGCAGATCTGTACATCTTTGGCGATATTACCAGCTGTGACTGGGATGACGCTGACAAGAGTGCAAACACGATCGTGTCTGAGCTTCGTGGTCTGGACGTTGATAATATCAATGTCCACATTAACAGCTACGGTGGAGAAGTCGCGGAAGGCCTCGCGATCTACAACGTGCTGAAGAACCACAAAGCCCATGTCACCACGATCTGTGATGGCTTCGCCTGCTCCGCGGCCAGCGTCGTGTTCATGGCTGGTGACAGCAGAGTGATGAATGCAGCCAGCCTGCTGATGATCCATAACGCATGGACTGTTGCATCAGGAGATGCGGAAGATCTGCGCAAGGCAGCAGATGATGTCGAGACTGTCACCCAGGCGAGTGTCGAGGCATACAAGGCAGTGGCCAAGATCTCCGAGGAAGAGATTAAGGCGCTCATGGATGCTGATACCTGGATCCTGCCGGAGAAGGCAGTCGAATACGGATTTGCGACAGAGATCATCAACTCTGAACAGAGTGATGAGCCGCAGCAGTCTGCTTTGGGTCTGATCATCCAGCAGCTGACCAGAGAGCCGGGGGCCGTGCTTGATGTCAGCCAGGACGACACCATGATCGACAGCATCGCTGATCGTATCGTAGAGAAGATCTCCGCAGCGCTGGCTTTTGTCCGGACGGACGAGGAACCGGATCCGGATCACCATGACCCGAAACCTGAGAGCAGGATTTCGGGCTGGGATAACTTTTTCCAGAAATGACGCACCTGGCGTAACCGCCAGATAACAACAAACCAAATTCCTAGGAGGAACAAAAAATGAAGTTTAAGCATGCACCTATTTCTCAGGAGATGAGAGATGCACTGATTGAGAAGCTGAATGCTGCAGAAGACAAGAGCCAGGCCATCATGGAGATCGTGGAGGAGATCACTGCTGCCCAGAATTCTGAGCTGATCTCCCAGGTTCTGGAGGAAGCTCGTCGTGGTGATACCTCCCGGCACAGACAGCTGACCGAGAGAGAGCGTACTTTCTACGAAGCGCTGAAGAAGGGTCCGGAGACCTTCCGGCAGTCTGTCACGGCTGACCAGATCGACATCATCCCCACTGAGATCATCGATTTCACCTTGAACGATGTGAAGCAGCCGTCCGGCATCAGGAAGCTGATCCGCACCGCTCCTGCGAATGTGAAGAAGTGGCTTGTCGGTTCCAAGACCGGCGTTGCCGTCTGGGGCAACCTCACCGATGCGATCACTGGTGAGCTGACCGCTACGCTCACCGCGCTGAACATGGACGTGTTCAAGCTCACTGCATACTGCATCATCCCGAAGGCCATCCGTGACCTGGAGATCGGATACGTTGACCGGTACTTCACCGCCATCCTCAACGAGGCCATGGAAGATGGCATCGTCAAGGGCTACATCAACGGTGATGGCAAGGTCGCCCCTATCGGCCTCCTGCGCAAGGTCGACGAGACCAACGTGGATCAGACCTACAAGGCAAAGACTGTAATCAATACTGTCACCGGATTCTCCCCTGCCCAGCTGAAGAATGTCCTGACCACCCTGTCCCACAACGGCACCAGATCCGTCACGAAGCTGTATGTTCTCTGCAATCCGGCAGATGCATACGCCTATGTGTATCCGGCTCTGTATGGTGACAGCTTCACCGGCGGCTATATCCGGAAGAGCTTCATCGAGATCGAGGTCATCGAGGATGCCAACATCACTGCCGGCACCGGTATCTTCACCATCGAGGATGTATACACCATGGGCTTCCAGGGCGTCAGGGTCGACGAGTACAAGGAGACCAAGGCGCTCGAGGATGCAGATGTCATCATCGCGAAGGTCTACGCAAACGGCCGTGCGGTCGACAACGACGCAGCGGTTCCGTTCGACGTCACCAAGCTGGAGGAGTATGCCGCTCCTGTTGCCGTCAAGGGTACGGTTAAGACCAAAGAGCAGGCATAAGCCATAAGGAGGGCGGGAAATGACAGACGAGCTTTTAATCGAACTGAGCGATGAAGTAAGGAAAGATTTTCAGATCCCGCCTTACTTTGACAATGCAACTATCAACCGGGCTCTCAGAGAATCTGAGGCCCGGCTGATTCAGCTGAATCCCGCTGCCGATTTTGAGACAGATGCGGTGGGCAGGAGTCTCCTGAAGAACTATGCCTATTACCACATCTATCATAAGCCGGAGGAGTTCGAGAAGAACTATGAGCAGCTGGTGTTGTCCTGGCAGCTGAGTGCTGCTTCGGAGGAGGCGTCATGATGCTGAAGACTCAGGCAATGCCTGAGTATGTAGACGGATGCTTTGACCTGTTCGACATAGTCGACAGGACCGACCCCGAGAATCCCAGCTTCCCGGTTCGTAAGATCTTGAGCAGGGGGATCGCCCCGATCTGGTATCGGGAGATCTCGATATATGATCATTCCAGGGCAACACTCAATCAGGTGGATGTCGAGCCGACCATGAAGGTCCGGATCCCCCGCTGGGATGGCATCAGTTCCAATTGTGTTTGCGTTGTTAATGGGCTGGAGCATAAGGTTTACAACAAGACCGATGTGGTATCCAAGCAGGGGTTCCCGGAAACAGAGCTGACTCTGATCGCTCCGGAGATGCAGTATGAGGTAACAGAGACATGATCAAATACGAGCTCGACCAGATGCTGAAGTATCTGGATATCCCGGTAGGAGAAGGCGAGCAGTTCATTGACCAGGGAGATGATTATCCTAAGGTCGCATATTGGGAATATGTTTGGACTGATGCCATGTCATCCGGCAGGGATTACGAGGAGGTGGTTACCTATCAGGTTTCCTTCGTGTCTCGGAAGCCGAGGCATCCGAAGCTCCTGGAGCTGAAACAGATGCTCAACGATAAAGGACTGCACCCTGTTTTTTATCATGAGTATGTGAAAGGCACGAATGCTCCCGGATACTTTCATACCTACTTCAGCATCGACGTGGAAGAGGTTCTCACGGAGGTATAGGCATGGCGGCACCCAAGACATTCAAGGCCGATATGAGCGGCTTTGATGAATTCGAGAAACAAATGGTCCGCTATGCCGGCAACGTGGATAAGATTGACAGGGTCCTGGAAGAGGGTGCCAAGACATTCGTGCAGGATCTGCTGAAGCTGCCTTCTCCGAAGTCGCGCATCAGCACACCGGGATACACGCACCTGATCGAAACATTCGCCTGGGAGAAGAACCGGCAGGGATCCTTCTCGATAGGCTGGGGCAAGTACTACGGCCCCATGGTAGAAAAAGGTACCGCGAAGATGGGAGCTCATCCTCATCTGGTGCCGCTCTGGATCCGCAATCAGGAACGGTACTACAGAGACATGGCTGAATCCCTTTTCAAGTAAAGGAGTAAACAATGGCAATTACGAGAAAAAAGCCGCCGGTTAAATATACGGTTGGTGCCCAGTACATTTGCTTTAACGTGATGTCCTCCGAAGGAGAATGGACAGAAGGGTTTGAAGCGGATGTCATTAAGCTGCCTACGATCGTAGATGTCGAGGTGTCGGATAATGCCGACTCCTATGATACCTACGCATCCGGCGACATCTACGATTCCGCAACCGATATCTCCTTTAAGGAGATCAGCGAAACCAACATTGCATTCCCGCATAGCCTGATCGCGAGGCTGAGAGGCGATACCGTTGACGATGGCGTCATCGTATCCGGTGGCCGCCGGCAGCGTCCTTTCTTCGCTTACGGGTTCCCGATCGTCAACAAGGACGGCACGATGCAGATGC